GGTGTATCATGTGCGTTATTTTAATTTAGAAGATGAACATTTTTACGATGTTCGATTCGTTTCTCCTCCTGTTATTGAGTCATTTTCCTCATATGAGGAAGCTCGTACTTATATACCAAATTTTGCTTTCTTTGAGAGTTTTAACCATAAATATTATGGTAAAGAAGACGAGTTAAAATTTGGCATCATTCAATACCAAATGTTTGGTATGAGTGATGCTGCTCAGCAAATTGGTGATTTAAATCATACTGTTGCTGATCTCACAGATGTTCTTGAATCTACTTCTGTCCCTATAATGGAGGGGATAGCTGGTATAAACAAGTTCTTAGAAGAAATCAAGAAAGATGGTATTCCTGATTCATTTACTAAGAAACTCACTGATATGTTTAGTGAGAAAACATCGGAATGGAAGTCTTTCGCTGGAAAGAGTTTTAAAGTAATTTCTTTGATTACATTACTTACGTGTACGTCTCATTTCGTAGTTACACGTGAGGATAGATCAAAGAAATTGACATATGCATCTGTCGCTCTATTTGGTATAGCATTTGCTGATAAAGTGCCAGAAATGGTGTCTTTTATTACCAAATATCTTTCCAAGAGTAAACAAGAACCAGAACATCAATCTTCTACCAATGTTATCACTAGCATTATAGTGGGTGCTGCGGCAATTGTTTTAGGGACTAGTAATATTACTGGTCTTAAGAAATATTTTACTACAGTTGTATGTTTTGAGAAATTTTCTCAAGGAATGTTGTCTATATTTGAGCATTTATCGAAAATATTTATAGGTCTATTGGAGTGGACGGGTTTGATTGAATATATTCCTACTTCTGTACGTTATATTTTCGAAAGAAATGATGACATTAAGAAGATAGCGAATAAAGCTCAAGAAATTCATTCTGAATGCTATAAAGGCGATTTTTGTCCTACATTGGCCAACCAGGAAAGAGTTGATGTTTTGTTACAAGAGATGAAGGAAATTAGATGGAATTCTCCTAAATTGAATTCATCTGCTCTTAATTATGAAATTAATTTCTTCTCTAAGTTGGCTGAAACAATAGCCAGTTCTGGATATGATATAAGTGGTTCTAGACCAGAGCCTGCTTGTCTCATGATGGGAGGCAAACCAGGACAATTAAAATCAGCTTTTATGCGTGTATTTTGTTCTATTATTGCTCGCGATTATTTTACTGATGAGCAAAAACGTTTATACGAGGAATCAAAC